AAAACCCAGATAATTTTTTAGTATGTATGGGCATAAATGATGAGTACGTATTTTTTAAACATAATGAATTTAAAGGTATTCCAAATAAAAAAATAGTTCAAGATATTTTAGATAAAACAAAATTACTTATTGGTCACAATATAAAATTTGATTTGCTTTGGTTGTGGGAAGCAGGATTTACTTATAATGGCAGAGTTTATGACACTATGATTGGGGAATATGTTATGAACAAAGGTATTAAAAGAAGTTTAAAATTAAAACATTGTTGTCAATATCGTGGTGTTGTTCAAAAATCTGATTTAATTGAACCTTATTTAGAAAAAAATATATCATTTGAACGTATACCAATTGGTCTTGTAGAAGAATATGGCAGACTTGATGTAAAAGCAACCAGGTCTTTGTATGAAGCACAGATGTTGCAATTAAAAAAACCACAGCATAAACATTTAATTAAAACTTTGCAAACTATGTGTAGATTTCTAGTTGTTCTAGCAAAGATGGAAAACAATGGTATTTACATTGACATGGATGTTTTAGATACATTGCAAAAAGAATTTGAAGATGAGCATGATAAACTTCGTGTAGAAATAGATGAAATTATTTACAGCAGAATGGGTGATACTAAAATTAATCCTGCAAGTACGGAACAATTATCTTGGTTAGTGTATGGTGTAAAAGTAAAAGATAAAAAATTATGGTCTAAAACTTTTAATTTAGGTATAGACCCTGTGACTAAAAAGAAAAAGAAAAGACCTAGATTTACAGGTACACAACTAAAACAAATTTTTGCACGTCAATTAGAACCTATACAAAAAACAAAAGCACGTCAATGTGAGACGTGCCTTGGTAAAGGTGTTATTAGAAAACTTAAAACAAATGGACAACCATATAAAAATTTAAGTAGATGTATTGATTGTAATGCACAAGGTTTTATTTATTCTGATTTAAAAGACAAAGCAGGATTTACTGCTAGTCCAGATTCTGTCATGGATATTGCAGAGGGTGGGTTTAAAACTGATAAGAACACTTTAGAAAAAATGGCTAGATTAGGTGATGAATTTTTAAAAACATTTGTAGATAAAATTACAAGATATAATGCATTAGAGGTTTATTTAAATACGTTTATTGATGGTATAAAAAAACATACATCAGATAAAAATTATTTATATCCTAGTTTTATGCAGACAGTTACAGCTACAGGTAGACTATCTAGTCGTGACCCTAACTTTCAAAATCAACCAAGAGGTAATACATTTCCTAT